GGAAATACTACAAATGGTGCAGAAGCTGCACAAGTAGAATTATCAAATGGTCCTGAATTAAAAGTTTTAGATTTTGACAAAGACACTGATGAATTTGCACAGTTTGCTGTTGCATTTCCTAAATCATGGAATGCAGGAACAGTAACTTTTCAAGCTTTTTTTACAGCAACATCAACAAACACAGGGACTACTGCATGGGGATTATCTGCAGTGGCTTTAGCTGATAATGGAGATTTAAATACAGCTTTTGGAACACAAGTTGTTGCAACTGCAAAAGCACACAGTGGAACATCAAATGACTTAGACGTTGCAGCAGAAAGTGGAGCAGTTACAATAGCGGGATCACCAGGCGCTAATGAGTATACTTTTTTCCAAATATCAAGAGACGTTTCTGCAGATGATTTAACTGCTGATGCGAGATTACTTGGAATTAAATTATTCTATACTACAAGCGCTGCTAACGACGCATAAGGAATAGAATATGAGAGACCTTAAAAATAAACTTACACCAGGTAAGAACACTAAAAATATCCAAAATAGAAAATCTAAATCTTTTGGTTATCAAATATTAGGATTTGGTTCTGGAGGAGGATTACCTTTACCAGAAGGTGGTACAATTACAGAGGCTGGTGGTTATCGATATCATACTTTTACATCATCAGGAACATTTTCAAACCCTCGTGCTAGTTTAGCAGTAGATTATTTAATAGTTGCTGGAGCTGGTGGCGGAGGAAGAAGACACGGTGGTGGTGGCGGTGCTGGTGGCTGCATTAATCAAAATGCAAATATAGCAGTAGACGATTTTACAATTACTATTGGAGCAGGTGCTTCTGGCGCTACTTCAGATACTACAACTGGATCACAAGGTTCTAATACTACCGGTATTGGTGTAACTGCCAACGGTGGTGGAGCAGGTTGTTCCGACAACGGAAATCCTTCAGGTAGAAATAATGGAGGCTCTGGTGGTGGAGGTTCATTAAACTTTTCTAGTGGTGGAAGTGGAACATCTGGTCAAGGAAATGGTGGTGGCTCTGCACAAAACGCTGGCGGTGGTGGCGGCGGAAAAGGTGGCAGTGGTGGTAATGCAAGTAATCCTAATGGAGGATCGGGCGGTGCTGGTTTAGAATTAACGGCTTATGCAGATGCAACTTCAACAGGAGATAGTGATTTTTATGCTGGCGGGGGCGGAGGTGGCTCTGAACCTGGTGGTGGATCTGGAGGATCTGGCGGATCCGGCGGAGGCGGAAATGGATCTAATAGTTCTCCTCAATCTGGTAATGCTAACACTGGAGGCGGTGGAGGCGGAACCGGATCAAGTGTTAACGCTGGTAATGGCGGATCAGGAATAATGATTATAAGGTACGAACCGTAGGAAAAATTTATGGCACATTTTGCAAAAGTTAAAGATGGAATTGTTCAAAGGGTAATAGTAGCTGACCAAGAATTTATAGATAACTATAATGATGGTGAGCCTGGTGAGTGGATACAAACATCATACAACACTAGAGGTGGAATTCACTATCAACCAAACTCAAGTACACCAAGTGAAGATCAATCAAAAGCATTAAGAAAAAATTTTGCTGGACCAGGTTTTGTTTATGATGCAGAACAAGATGCTTTTTATGCTCCACAACCTTATCCTTCTTGGACATTAAATTCAGGTTTTATATGGGAGCCACCTGTTGAATACCCAGCAGACAATCAAAAATATGTGTGGAATGAAGATAATCAAAGTTGGGACTTAGTATCAGGATAGGAAGGAAAATTTTTAAAATAGAAAGAAAACTAGAAAGAAATGATTTTTAACAAAAAAATTAAAAATAAAATAACAAGAGATTACTTTTTTTATTCAGGTAAATTCAATAACATTAATTCAAAATACTTTATTGATAAAATTAATAAAGGAATAAAAGAAAAAACTAATTTAAACCGTCAAACAAATTTAAAAAGTGAGATGACAAGTTGGAATTTTTTTAATAATGATTTAGAGTTTTATAATTTACTATGGCCTATTTTTGATTTTATTGATGAAGAGTTAAACCCTTTTGGAAATAGATATTATTTATTTGAGTCTTGGGGTTTTAAAAGTTCTTTAGGCGACTATACTATTAAACATGATCATGATTCTAATAATACTTTTGTTTCTGGAGTAATATATTTAAATGAACATTCTCAATTACTAGAGTTTCCTCAAATAAAACAAATAATAAAACCAGATAAAGGAACCTTTGGAATTTTTAGTCAGTTCTTAGAACATAAATGTAAAAGAAATTTACACAAAAAAGAAAAATATGGTATAAGTTTTAACATAGCTAAAGAGAGAAATAATTAAATGTTAGTCAAAAAATTTTTATCTAAAAATAAATTTAAAACTTTACAAAATCACATGATACATGGAGGAATGTTTCCATGGTTTTTCAATGAGACAGTAGTTACTCCTCCTCCAAATGTAGATGAGTATTTTCAATTTACTCATACGTTTTACGATAACGGAAGATGGAATTCAAACGAAGCTCCGATTCTTGATCCAATAATAGAAAAAATACAACCTCTTGCTCTTATAAGAATAAAAGCAAATTTACAAACGCAATCTAATAAAATAATAGAACACGGTTTTCATACTGATTTTAACTCTAGCCAATCTAATATAACTACTGCTGTTTTTTATATGAACACATGTAATGGATATACGTTATTTGAAGATGGAACTAAAATTTTTAGCGAAGAAAATAATTGGTATGAATTTGATTCTAAAAAAAGCCACACCGGAAGTTCTTGCACTGATAAAAAATGTAGAGTGGTAATTAATTTTAATTATATAAAATCAGACAATAGATTAGACTATGATACTGAATGATTATTATTGGTATTTTGATTCAGCTTTGTCTGATAAAACCTGTGATAAAATAATAAATTTAGGAATTAAAAAAAAAGAAGAAGCAGCATTTATAAATGGTTTAACAAAACCTTCTAAAAAAGAAGTAAAAGATTTAAAAAAAGCTAGAGATTCAAATGTGGCTTTTGTATCTGAGCCGTGGATTTATAAAGAAATACATCCTTTTATAAATGAAGCAAATACAAAGGCAAAATGGAATTTTCAATGGGATTTTTCTGAAGCCTGTCAATTTACAAAATATAGTAAAAAACAATTTTATGATTGGCACTTAGATGCTTGGAACGAGCCTTATGATGATTTTAATAATCAAAATTTAAAAGGTAAAATTAGAAAGTTATCTGTTACAGTTTCCTTATCTGATCCTAAAGATTATGAAGGAGGAGAGTTAGAATTTGATTGTAGAAATGAATTATTTGGAAAAAAGAAAAATATATTAACATGTAATCAAATTAAACCACGAGGATCTATTGTGGTGTTTCCAAGTTTTATTTGGCATAGAGTTAAACCAATAACAAAAGGAACAAGATATTCTCTGGTGCTTTGGAATGTTGGATATCCTTTTAAATAAGCGTAAAAACGTTATTTACAAAATTTAATATTCAAGTTAGAGTAGCATAAAGTGCTACCAAATTATTAAAAAGCTTATATAATGGCTCGACTATGCTACAAAAGATAGGATTTCAACCCGGTATAAATAAACAAATTTCTGAAACTACTGCAGAAGGTCAATGGACAAACTGTGATAATGCTAGATTTAGATATGGAGTTCCTGAAAAAATAGGTGGATGGAATCAATTAGGGAATATAAATGAGAACGAGCTTACTGGAGCAGGTAGAGGTCTTCACCATTATATTAATAGTTTAGGCAGAAAATATGCAATCATTGGTACAAATAGAATTTTATATGCTTTTTCTGGAGGTGTATTTTATGACATACACCCTATTCAATCGACAACTACATTAACAAGTGCTTTTAGTACAACTAATGGTTCACCTACTGTTACAATAACTTATTCAAGTGCACACAATTTAATACCTGGAGATATACTTTTAATGAGTAGTTTTTCAACAATTACTAATTCAAACTATAGTGCATCAGATTTTGATAATAAAAAATTTATGGTAACTACTACACCTACCAATACGACAATAACTATTACTATGGCATCAAATGAATCAGGATCTGGTGCTACCACTTCTGGAGGAATAACAATTGAAAAATATTATACTGTTGGACCTGCAGTTCAAGCAAAAGGATTTGGTTATGGTTTAGGTTCTTGGGGTGGAGAAGCTTCAGGAGTAACAACTACTTTAAATGGAGCTTTAGGAGATAATGCATTTGGAACAGGTGGTTCAGGAACATCAATTGTTTTAGCAGATGCTACACAATTTCCTGATTCAGGTACAAATTTTATTAAAGTAGGAACAGAAGAAATATCTTATACAGGTGTATCTAGCGGAACAACTTTAACAGGAATTACTAGAGCTGTTAGAGGAACAACAAGAGCTGCACATAGTGATGGAGCAACGGTAACAAACACATCTGATTTTGTTGCATGGGGAGAAGCAGCATCAGGAGATTTAGTTCTTGAACCAGGTATGTGGTCACTAGATAATTTTGGTGACAAAGCAATTTGTTTAATTCATGATAGTGCTGTGTTTGAATGGGATTCAAGTTTATCAAATGCTACATCAACAAGAGCAACAATTATATCTGGTGCACCAACAGCATCAAGACATATGTTAGTATCTACACCGGATAGACACTTAGTATTTTTTGGAACAGAAACAAC